CACGTTTTTTATTTTATAGTTACTTATATAAAAATGGTTATAAGTTAGCTGAAATAGGAAAGTTTTTCAACCGTAACCACGTTAATGTTTTAAATGGTGTACGTAAGAACAAAATACAAGAAGAAACTAAAAAAGTCAGCTACGTTAAAAACACGGAAAAACTACGTGCTTATTTGAATGGCGAAACAATAGAACTACGTCAAAAATTTATTATAAAAGATATTAAGAACGTACAAAAAAAGCTTGATAGTATGATAGATAAAATAAACAATCTAAATACTACTGAAATATGAAAAACAAAAAAGGTTTTATTTTATATGCTGACATAAATACAACAGTAAACAAGCTAACTGACGAATACGCTGGTAAGTTATTTAAGCACATTTTAAGCTACGTTAATGACGAAGAACCAACTACAAATGATGTACTTCTTGAAATTGCTTTTGAACCTATTAAACAACAATTAAAGCGAGATTTAGATAGGTGGAAAAGCACAAAAACAAAACGTGCTGAA